AGTAGAATCTCCAGGCCATATCTCATAACCACCCTCAGTATACCCATTGCCGTCAGCGATTTCTGTAAGTTGACTAAGTGTATTTGTGTCTACTGTTGGAACGACATCGGCGGTTACTAATGCCACAAAATAACTACTCGGCAAAGACTCCGCTCCGAATACCCAATCTAACATTAAAAATTTTCCTCTATTTGTCCAAAGCATTTTTACTCCTTATTACGTTACTGTTACTGTTGGGTCAACACCATCTAAAGCTACTATCGCAGGTTCTGGATAAACTGATCCACAGACTACTGGATCAACTCCACTCATAGCTACTTCTGCAATAAGATGCTCATCTTCATACTCAGGATCATCCACCGTACTATCCCAAATTGTTGAAGACGGTGGAGCATACATGGCATCTTTCATTCCAAACATATCTTCTATACAATCAAGTACAACTGTACCATCAGACAAAGTTCCATAATGTGGTGTAACCACCCGGATAATCATCGAAGCTATACCTAAAGGTTCATATACTATTTTGAATACATCCCCGGGATTTAGATGTGACATAGTACGTTTACACTTTATCGTCATTGCTGCTGGAAATGCCGAAAGTTGATGCTGGTCACGAGCAGCTAATTTACCACCTAACTCACTATCAACGACTCCGGTATAAGATACGTCGTTTGGAATTGACATTTCACTTTGAGAACTAATCAAAGCTAAATCGTGATTCAATACTGTAACCGGTAAATTATTATACATATCCCAACATTTTACATAAGTCACATCTGGCACTTTATGAATTGTACCCCGTGTAAAATCATCAATGGAAATAATATCTGTTTTATCAAATTCTTCTAAGTCCCCTAAAACCCAATCATCTCGAATCAATTTAAGTACGAGTAAACCTGTTGAATGGTCTTCATAAATTGTGGCGTTGATATGACGCAGAATATCTTTTACATGATCTTCAAGTGTCTGTTCCCCTTCCCATTTTATACACAGACCGAACCCTTCAGTATAGAGGGTATCAGCAGATGTTTTTAGAGCTACATCATCAAAAATTGTAGTTGCATTGCCAAGTCCCCATTCAGTGTCTGTATAAATTTCTCGAATCCAATGAACAGGGTTTATACTATAAGTATTAATAGTTGCCTTGGTCGGATACCACTGAGCTGCCCCGGATGTCAAATGTGCTGTTCGTTTTACAAGATACTTCCATGGATAAAGTGTTGCGGAAATACCAATATAAGGCTGTCGTAATATTGCTGCTGTTAAACCTCTATTAGCAGAAGTGTAATCACCTAATTGTTCTGTGATATAATCGTTTACAGTTTGATCTGTAGGCCCATATTCAAAATCGACAGTACCGACTATACCGCCCTGACCAGTTATGTTTGCATCACGCTCGTGAATACCCCCATATAATTCCGGCAGATTAATTACTGCCGAAGCTGCTGCGTCTGCATTCAGTGTTTTATTATTAGTACTGTCAGGCCATATAACTTGATCACCGACTTTTAATTGTATTACTCCATCACAAAAGCCTTGTGCTAAGATATGCAAAGCACCATAAGAGTATTTATTAATATAGACATATTGACCATCGCTATTAGATAACCTTACTCCTAAACTGTCGATTTTTATATCACCAAACCATCCGATAACAGGTGCTTCCTGCCAGCAAGTACCTGCGATAATAGAAAACTTAGTCCCTTCTTTTATTTCGGGGAATGCAAATGTATCAGGTTCGTATGTAACATCCTTTGGATCTTTTCTGGAAAGTACCATTATCCCATAGGAAATAGCACTTACAATTGCCATTTTAACGATCATCCAAAAAAGCCATTCCATAGTTAATCCTTAGTAAAGTAAATTACCTGAATATGGATTTTTCACAGGCAGACCTTCTAATCCACCATAATTAATACTATTACCAAATTTATCCCGACAAATTCCCGGTATGTGGGTACATCCCTGATAAGCAGAAAAGGCACTACCAACTACAACAGAAGCACCAAAAGGTCGATTAATTGTAATCGTATTACCGACTTGAGATGTGATTGTTCGTCTGGTTGAACCCACTACGATTTCACCACCGCCACCTAAAGAATAGATAGCCATTGTGTTGTCTGCCGCAATCATTTCAATTTCATTAATGAAAAGAGACCATGTCATATCGCTTGGCACCCAATAATCATATACCCATATTCGATAATAGGTATATGCAGTATCATTATTAAGAGTCACACCAATCCATTCTGTCATAGCTCCAATTTTATCTACTAATGTATCACTGCCACCGTAACCGGAATAATTCTCACAATTTCCAACCCATTCCGTCACAGGAATAGTTGTCCAGTCTGTCCCATTATTACTACCCGCCACACGGAAATGCTTCATACAGCCTTCACCGGGATATAATAAATAAGCTCCCGTCGTACTCCATACGTATTTATATATATGTCCCGGCCTTATTCTTATCTTTCTAATAGTTCGAGCCGCTGTCCATTTACAGTATATCCAATTATTTGTAAGTGAATAGCCACTTGGAGTATTCCAATCGGTACTAACATTTCCATCAAATGCTCTATATGCATACGATGAATTTGTATTTGCAACATACGTACAACCAGCCAATTTAGTTAAGTCACCATAAACCTCTGGAACTGCTTCACCCACATCACCAAATTCCGATGATGTAATAGTCACACCATCTATAGTGTCAATTGTGCCTGTGACTTTATAATTCTCTTTATTAAGGCCACAACGATAGCCATATAATTTATGGCCGCAAAGTCTCATGCATCTCCGTCGACCACCGACGAAAGGCAAATCCGAGCTTCTCGGTTCAAAAAAACATATAGGAATAGAATTTTCATTGAATCTAACATTCGTTAAGAATCCTTTGAAATAAATCACATAATCCGTACCATGACACCGATATATTGTTATAGTCACTTCTTCTTCTAATGTACCCGCAATAGCAAGTACACCAAGAGCATGGCCTCTTGGCAGTTCAAGTTCTATACCGTCTTTTGGTATTTCATCAGTTTGTTCTAACTCACCGCATTTACACGGTACGGACTCGTAGGTATGACCGAGATGCACCTTGTCCACACCACCACTGGACAATCGCCAACGAGTTGATCCCATAGCAATGTTATACAACTCAACCGGTTGGCCAGATGAAACTGAAATTTCTGATGCTTCATAGGTCATGCTTTCACCGCTAACAACACTTGATTTACTAAATTTTTATTAGGCTCAGTCCATTCTATATCTACCACGTCAGACGCTTGCCTGCATAAATCAAGAAAACTAATAGTGCAACCGCCCATAGCAACTTCAACTCCCAGTGCTGTGTCTATCGTGATAGTTTCTTCATCATCATCTACTTCAACGATATTAGTAATAGCTCTGCAAATGATAGTCCCATTAGGTAAGATAAAAGCTAAATGAGTTCGTAGAGTATTAAATGTCATATTATCAGCAAGTTTAATGTTTTGTATATTAATACCAGTTTCTACCGCACTAATAGTTTCAGTATGAGTTAAATCATTCCTATACGTAGGCAACCAAAATGTCCCTTGCCTACCCACAAGTGAATGTAAAAATAATCTAAAATTCCAGCACTCCGCTTGAGTGACATTATAGAAGGTATGATTTTGTCCTATGATATTAAATTCACTATCACTAAGATAATCGAAGTCACCTGTATCATAATCCTGTAAAAATGAATCACTTTCAGATGAGTATTCTTTGTCTCGCTGCCCAATAAAAGAACCCGTTGTGACTATCGGTAAACCTAAATATTCTTGCACAGCCGTGTAACCAGATAAAAGAGCATTATCCTTAATAACAAAATTAATCTGCGCTCGTGAAAACGGAACTTCAGAATTTGTTCTTTTACTTACGCCTGAAACTTGTGCCGTTCTACACGGTATAATAAACTTATTGCCGGTATACGTTCCAACTATAGATGAATCTAAAGTAAGCAAATTATCAGCTACTGTTACAGTTCTAATTACTTCATACTCAGTCAGTGATTTCCATATTAAAACAAAACCACTATCCCGAAAATCAGAGTTTGTAGTATCAACTACAATCGTCCTATCCGCAGCAATTATAGTGCTTGTGTGAGTCACTTTTTCTGTCCATATAGGAAGAGCAAACCCTTTTTTCTGCCAGCCAAACATCATAGCTTCAAACTGCGATTGTTCCTTTTCTGTCTGTAATAATATCGTATATGAAAAACTTTGTCTTGGTATTGATCTGATTGAGATTCGTTGTTCAGAACCAATTCCGTCTCTTGGCATTAATATATCTGTCACCCATTCAAGCGATTCTTTTATTCCGATAGCAGGCACAAAATCAAAGAGGACTATATCCGATAGTATGGAAGAGTTCTTCCAAACAACATCGCTGTCCTTAAATATAACAGAAGTATCTTTCCAAAATGCTGACATAATTAATTCTCTTTAATTATTATCCACAGATGCATCATTATTAGAAATTAACACCCACCGTGTACCGTCTTCAGATAGAAACGTCAATATATCGCCGGTATCGGCTGTTATGTTTGCAGAACTGCCATCAAGATTGTGATCGGCATCTTGAGCCGTAGTGAAATCAAATGTCAAACTGGTTTTACATAAAACAGTTATAATCTGACCTGCTACACCATTATCAAAGTCCGTAATGGTTGTTGTGCCGCTGGTCCTCCATATGTTATAAGCTGCAACAGTTGGAGTACCATCATTAGCCAATGCAATCGGTGTGTTATTGACAATAAACTCTACCTTCGGAAGATAAACATTGGAAATATTCCAGCCATATTGCAAATAACTGTTATATCGACTCGTTATGGTCGGCAAGACGTAAGTCAAAGTGTCGTTGTGATTGTAGAACGAAGTTATATTAGCGTGACTGCTCATGGCCATGAACGGCATACCACGAGCATGAATTGGTACACTATTAGTCCAACCGCCGCCACCGTCACCGATGACCGAAGTGCCGTCCCAAATAGGAATAACCGTTGAGTTGGGATAGGTGTCATAGTAAAGAGGGACAGTAGCCGTTGTAGTCGATGAAGTAAAAACCGTGCCGATGAACGAACCGCCGGAACCCTCCTTGAACCGTACACCGTACCGCGAAAATGACTCTATATTACAGTTTATCAACGTGGGCCTGGCATAATTTATTACAGCATCGCCATCGCCCGTATGCTGTCCGAACACGGCCCAATCCACATTGGCAGTCTCAGGCGTGGTCTGGTTCACACCATTACATGAAATCATCACGGGACTGCCGTAAATTCTATAACCACACTTTGTCGCAGCCACTTTCTGAACATAGCAATTTTCAAGAGTAGTTGTATTGCCGCCTTGCAACTCTATTGCATTATCACCACACATCGAAACATATATTCTACGGAATATCGATGAAAATTCCTGGGACACATAAAGACCTTTTCCACCACAATCGTGAATATAAAGATTGTCCAAAAACAAATTTGACGGATTATAATTGGCACCATCGTCGTTATAAATATGAATACCATGACCTGTGCCTGTGCCGTCATAACCAGATACCGCAAATCCGGTCATTGTTATATGATGAAGACCCGCAGCATCTAATGAAATGATGGTTGTGTTTGCCGCACTACCTTGCAATATAGTATTCGCCAGCCCGTCACCGTAAAGAACTGAGCCGGATGCGAAATTCGTTAGCTGACTGACAAGATAAGTTCCCGCTGGTATATGTACGGGCAAATTACTCACTTGACCCGCCGTCAAAGCTGCCTGAATCGCAGTTGTATCATCTGCAACACCATCACCTATTGCACCATAAGCTCTAACATCAATCCAAGGACTTGTAACTATAATATCAGAATTTAATATCCATCGTTTTGTTCCGGGGTTTGTATCTGGAGCGATAATGCGTGGAGAAGATTCGCTTAATCCTGAATCATCATCGAGACGATACTGGTAACTAATTCCATCAGTTATCACAAAAGCACCATCACCATCAAGAAGGTCATCACCATCAATATAGTCTAAAGCCCCTGCAACATTGCCTGTTAAACTTGTCGCACCGTAGAAATCTGCCGCAATAACCGAGGTACAAAGTAAAAACCACACAATTAAAATTCCAAATAATCGTTTCATTTTACTACCCCTTAATTTTACCCTAATGATCTTCTGTTACGTGCTACTTTCTGAACGATAATCTTTTCACCTGCAGGAGAACGCATGACTTCAAGTTGTGCTTCCGTTTCGTCCCGAACAAATATAGCTTTAATATTAATATTTGGTTGAGGTGTTTTACCCATTAAGGATTTTAATTTACTAAAAGGCGTTATTAACTCAGGCTCTTTTTCACCAACCTTTGCTAATTGAGGTGTCCATGCGATACCGCCTTCTGCGTAAGGAGTAACACTTGCATTTTCTGCATTCCATACATCGCCTGCACTATACATCGGAGTTTGTCCTGATGTAGCCATCGCTGGGCCACCGCCTAATATAGCTTTGAGAACGGCAGCCATTTGCATTTTGATAATCATTGCAATTAGTTCTTTTATGAACATACGACCAAACGCTTTCCAATCTACTTCCTCCTGCATTAGCATACTCGCAAAGCTATCAGCAGCCCTATCAAATGAATCGACTAATACATCA